GGCTTATATGGATTCTATTATTAGAGACATGCAAACTAAAGAGCTTAACGATTACGCGGCAGAAGCATTTGGCATTAATCTTTACGAGAACGATCCAGCAGCTTTACCGGAATCTAAAGAAGAGCTTGAATTGCACATGCAACTTAGCTACAAGCAAGGAATTGAAATTGCTGAAGAGGTTGCAATAAACACATTGTTAGATGGTAATAACTACGACCTTATTAAAAGACGTATCTATTATGATTTAACAACTATTGGTATTGGTGCTGTAAAAAATACATTCTCAGAATCTGAAGGTGTATTAGTTGAGTACGTTGATCCAGCAAACCTAGTATACTCTTATACAGAATCGCCATACTTCGAAGACATTTATTATGTCGGTGAAGTTAAAACTATTCCTTTAAGTGAATTAAAGAAGCGCTACCCTAATCTTACACAAGAAGACCTTGACAAGATTAAAGGCGAAGGTTCACAAAACCTAATGGGTGGATGGAATAGAAGTGAGATAAACGATAACTACTACGATTCAAATACCGTTCAAGTATTGTACTTCAACTACAAGACATACATGAACGAAGTATATAAGATTAAAGAAACAGCCACAGGCGCTGAAAAAGTAATCTTACGTGACGACCAATTTAATCCGCCAGCCGATGCTGAAGGATTTGCTAAAGCATCTCGCTCATTAGAAGTACTTTACGAAGGTGCGATGGTTCTTGGCACGAGTACATTGCTAGAATGGGGTATCGCCGAGAATATGATGCGTCCTAAGAGTGACTATAATAAAGTAAAAATGAATTACAGCATTGTAGCACCTAGAATGTATAAAGGTCGTATCGAATCTATCGTAAGCCGTTGTACTGGCTTTGCTGATATGGTTCAGCTTACACACTTAAAGATGCAGCAAGTATTAGCTAAGATGATGCCTGATGGGGTATACATGGATGCTGATGGTCTTGCTGAAATTGATTTAGGTAATGGCACTAACTACAACCCGCAAGAAGCGCTTAACATGTTCTTCCAAACGGGTTCTGTTATTGGCCGCTCATTTACACAAGAGGGTGATATGAACCCTGGCAAAGTGCCTATTCAGCCATTACAGACTGGTGCGGGTGGTCAGAAGCTACAAACTCTTATTCAGACATATAACTATTACTTGCAGATGATTCGTGACGTTACGGGTCTTAATGAAGCTCGTGATGGTTCTACACCTGATTCAAGAGCATTAGTTGGTGTACAGAAACTTGCAGCAGCAAATTCAAATACAGCTACTCGCCACATCTTAGATTCAGGATTGTTCTTAACAGCAGACGTTGCAGAATCTTTGTCACTAAGAATATCTGATATATTAGAGTACAGCCCATCACGCGAAGCATTCATCCAAAAGATTGGTGGATTCAATGTAGCTACGTTAAGCGAATTAACTGAGCTGCACCTGTACGACTTTGGTATTATGCTTGAGTTGTCACCGGATGACGAAGAAAAAGGCATGCTCGAAAACAATATTCAAACAGCTTTATCGGCTGGGCTTATTGATTTAGAAGACGCAATAGATATCCGTGAAGTTAAAAACCTTAAGCTAGCTAATCAATTATTGAAGCTACGCCGTAAGAAGAAACTTGAGCGCGATCAGATGATGCAGCAGCAGAACATTCAAGCACAAGCGCAAGCAAATGCACAAGCACAACAAGTTGCAGCACAAGCTGAAGTACAAAAAGACCAAGCGTTGTTCCAAACTAAAGCACAGCTAGAGCAGCTTAAAGGACAGCTTGAACAACAAAAAATGCAACAAGAAGTTGCTGCCAAGAAAGAGTTGATGGCATTGGAATTCCAATACAACATGCAACTTAAAGGTATTGAGGTTGATGGGCAGAAGCAAAAAGAAGCACAGAAAGAAGACCGTAAGGACAAAAGAACTAAGCTTCAAGCTACCCAACAAAGTGAATTGATTGAGCAAAGACAGAATCAATCAGGTCCAAAAAACTTTGAATCCTCTGGAAATGATATACTTGGCGGTGGTTTCGGTTTAGGTACGTTTGAACCTAAGTAATAATAAATACATATAATTATATAATATCTTATCATGAGTGAAGAAACTACTAACCCGGTGGCTAGCGTCGATGACGACGGTACCATCAAATTAGACTTACGACAAAATGCCGTTCAAGAGCAAAGCACAGATGAGGTTCCTGTACGCGACGAATCCGAAGTTAGCGAAGGAGTACCAGAGCAAGACGTCGAAGAGTCAGTTGCAGAACCTACCCGAGAAGAAGAGGTCAGCGTTCAAGATGAGCAACCTGTTCAAGAAGAAGTAGAGCAACCAGTACTTCGTGAAATTACAGACGAAGAGGTTGAAGAAGTAACAGATGAGTTACAAGAAGAGGTTGCGGAAGCAATTGCTGAATCAGCCGTAACAGGTGTAGAACTACCGGAAAACATTCAAAAGGTTGTAGACTTTATGAATGAAACAGGCGGAAGTCTTGAAGACTATGTTCGCCTTAATACAGATTACGCATCGTTAAACGAAGACCAGCTGCTTCGTGAATACTACCAAAACACCAATCCGCATTTAGATGCTGATGACATCGAGTTTATGTTAGAGGATAAGTTCTCTTTCGATGAAGAACTGGATGACGAACGGGAAGTACGCCGTAAGAAGGTGGAACGCAAGCAAGCATTAGCAAATGCGAAAAATCACTTAGACAGCTTAAAGTCTAAGTACTACGATGAAATTAAGATGGGTTCAAAATTGAATCCAGAACAGCAAAAAGCGGTTGAGTTTTTTAATCGCTATAATAAAGAGAGTGAAGAGGCTGCGAAAGTTGCTGAACGACAAACTAGCAGGTTTAAACAAGAAAGCGCGAAAGTGTTTAACGAAAAATTCGAAGGTTTCGATTATTCAGTTGGAGACAAGAAGTACCGCTTTAAGGTTAACAACGCTGGCGAGGTTAAAGAGACTCAAGGTGACATTAACAACTTTATCAAGAAGTTCTTGAATGAAAAGGGGGAGATGAAAGACGCCAAGGGTTATCATAAATCGCTGTTCACAGCTATGAACGCTGATCAAGTTGCACAACACTTTTACGAGCAAGGCAAAGCTGATGCAGTAAAAGAAAGTATGGCACGCACGAAGAACGTCAGTATGAATCCGAGAGGGGTTCACGAAGAAGTAACGGCGTCTAACGGGTGGAAAATACGCGCAGTTGATAGTGGGCAAAGCACTTCTAAGCTCAAGGTTAAGTTTAGAAAATAATAATCCATTTAAAAATAATTAAAAATGGCTTTAGCAAACACTGGTGCTGCACTACAGCATCTTACTCCACGTCCTGTTAAAGGATTGTTTGGGGACAACTACTTGTCTGTGGCTGACATGGACTTTACACAACAATTTCTTCCTGAAGTTTACGAAAAGGAAGTAGAGCGCTACGGAAAGCGTACTGTAGGTGGATTCCTACGTATGGTTGGCGCTGAAATGCCAATGGCTTCTGACCGCGTTGTATGGTCTGAACAAGGCCGTTTGCACATCGCTTATGACGGTGTTAACTCAAACGCTGCTGGTTCTACCATCACTTTGACTGGATTGCCTACAGGTTCTGATACTTCACTTATCGGTGTTGGTCAAACTTTGGTTATCTCTAACGGTACTGTTACTGCAAAAGCTCGTGTAGATAGCATGGGAACTTTCACAAGTGGTGCTGGCGATACTTCTACTCAGGTAGTAAATATCAAAGTATACGGTGAAACAAGTGCTGTTCTTCCAACTGCATTGCGTAGCGCAAGCGGTACTTTGAACATCTTTGTATTCGGTTCTGAGTACGCTAAAGGATCTGGCGATGTAGGTAACTCATTCGACTCTTCTTTCACTACTTTTGAGAACAAACCAATCATCTTGCGCGACAAGTACAATGTGAACGGTTCTGACGTTGCTCAAATCGGTTGGGTTGAAGTTACTACTGAAGCTGGTACTGGCGGTTACTTGTGGTACTTGAAGTCTGAGCACGAAGCTCGTCTACGTTTCGAAGACTACTTGGAAATGAGCATGGTTGAAACTGAAAAAGCAGGTGCTGCTAGCATTGCTACAGGTGTTACAGGTTCTGAAGGTATGTTCGAAGCTATCGAAACTCGTGGTTTGGTTTACAACTCTACTGATTTCGGTGGTGCTAACGGTCTTGGTCAATTTGACGAAATCCTAGCTGAACTTGACAAGCAAGGAGCTATCGAAGAAAACATGTTATTCTTGGATCGCGCTACTTCTTTGGGTATGGATAACATGCTTGCTGCTCAAAACTCTTACGGAGCTGGTGGTACTTCTTACGGTGTGTTTGACAACTCAGCTGATATGGCGTTGAACTTAGGATTCTCTGGATTCCGTCGTGGTTCTTACGACTTCTACAAGACTGACTGGAAATACTTGAACGATTCAACTACTCGCGGTTCTATCGGCGATATCGAAGGTGTTCTTGTTCCTGCTGGTACTTCTACTGTATACGATGAGCAATTGGGTACGAACATTTCTCGTCCATTCTTGCACATCCGTTACCGTGCTAACGAAGCAGAAGATCGTCGTATGAAGTCTTGGATTACTGGTTCAGTTGGTGGTAACTACACTAGCGCAGTTGATGAGATGAACGTACACTTCTTGTCTGAGCGTGCACTTTGTGTACAAGCAGCTAACAACTTCGTATTGTTGAAGTAAGCTTATAATATTGTCCCCGGCTTCGGTCGGGGGCATTATTCTTTTATTTATTTAATCTTATTATATCATGGCAACAGCTAAAAAACCCGCAGCAAAAGCAGCTCCGGTTAAAAAAGAAACTACAGTAGAGGCTCCAGTAGCACCGGTTAATAAAATCGAGGTAACGCCTCCTACTCCTAAAAAACCAAAGTGGGAATATAAAGACCGCTTATACGAATTAACAGGCCGTAAAAAGCCTTTGGTATTTACACTACCCGCAGTGCATTCAGCTAAAAAACCTTTGCTTTGGTTTGACGAAGAAAAAGGTTATCAGCGTGAAATTAGATATGCTACAAATCAGCGTTCTTGTTTTGTTGATGAGCAATCTGGGCCTGCAACACTTGGGCGCATCGTATTTAGAAACGGTGTATTGAATGTGCCAAAAGAAAATGTAGTGCTACAACAACTGCTATCTCTTTATCATCCATTCACAGCTAAAGGCGTTATTGAAGAATACAAGCCTGAAACAATTGCTGAAGACGAAATGGGGTGGATTGAGCTAGAGCTTGATGCAATGAATGCTGCAAAAGCAATGGATATTGACGAAGCAGAAGCAATCTTGCGTGTAGAATTGGGTTCTAAGGTATCTGAGATGAGTTCTAAGGAACTTAAACGTGATCTCCTTGTGTTTGCCCGTCGTAATCCAGAATTGTTCATAGAACTAGCTAATGATGAAAACGTACATTTACGTAACATCGGAATTAAAGCAACAGAACAAGGCTTGATTTCATTATCACAAGACAATAGAACGTTTAGCTACACTAGTACTGGGCGTAAA